CTACTCTACAACTCCCGCAGCGGAGCCATTTTCTCCGTCGAGTCCGCAAAAAATCCGCACGAGCTCGTCCGCAGTTCCACGAGCACGATCCGTCTCGTCCATCCACAAATGCGTATAGGTGTCCAATGTTGTTGAGGCCGAAGCATGTCCCAACAACTCCTGCACCGCCTTTACCCCCAGCCCTTGTCTGATGAGATGCGAGGCATAGAGGTGCCTCAGGTCGTGGAAACGGAACCCGAACGGTTCCATCGCCTTGCAGACATTATCTGACCGCCACATAGTCCCCGATGGTGTCAGGAGCAGAGGCCCGTCAGGCTCTGTCCTATGCTTGAGTCGGTGTTGGCGCAGTCGTTGCAGAGTCGCTGTCGGTAGGGGGATTTCACGGCGTGAGGTCTGTGTTTTCAGCTTCGCCCATCGGGCCTTGCCAACTGGTTGGCCTTTGATGTGTGAGGAGGCGGACTGCTCGACGACACGCACGATCTTGCGGCGTCGGTCGACGTTTCTCCATCTCAGGCCTGCGACTTCACTCGATCTCATCCCCGTGGAAGCGGCCAGAATGACCATAGTGGCGAGCGTGTGCCTCCCCGTCGCATCACACACCTCAATGAGGTGGTGCACCTGTTCCATGTCCGGGATGCGGCATTTTTCGACCGCGATATGTGGTGATCGCACTATTGTGACCTTGGATGTGGGATTTTCGACTAGTAGTCCGTCTTCAACAGCCATACGTAGGCATCCGGATAGTTGCGACCAATAGTTACGCACGGTGTGTTCTGCTAAACCAGTGTTCCCTTTCACCCAGGGCCTACCTGTGCGGAGTTGGGCCACCCAGGACCGTAAAAGTGCTGGGGTTATCTGATTAATTTGTAGGTTGGCCAGGTTACCGAGGTTTTTTCTTGCTTGTTGACGCACTATTAGGGTGCCGGGGGTGGTGGCGGTAGCGGCCCAAGTAGGCCAGAGGGCGGCTAGCGTGGGGGCGGCTTTTTCGTTGATCCATTCGCCGCGTCTCAGTGCCCGCTCCTGTTCTTGGAGGTGGGCTTTGGCTTGTTTTTGGGTGGTGAATGTTTTGGAGTGTTCTGTGCCGGTGTGGTCGCGGTAGCGGGCGACCCATCTGGTTTTTCCTGTGCTGGTGGTGCGTTTGCTAATAGCCATGGTGGTTTTTCGGGGGTGGTGTGCTAAGGTTCGTGAGTAGCAAAGCTCTCCTCGGGGTTTTGCAGCCAGGGGCACCCCTCTGCTGTTGTGTGTCGTCAAAGCATCTAGCAGCAGAGGGGTCTTTTTATGTCTACAAGGAATTATGCGGTGGGAACAGTATCTCGTTGGTACTGCTGTCGATGGTTATGCCATGTTCGGGATGCCGTTGTTGGTAAAAATGATTTCCCGGATTTCGCGGTTTTTGACCCGTATACGGTGGTTGATGAATGCGGCGTCGATGAGTGTCCATATTCTTAGTCCGCCGAGGGTGACAGTCATGGCGATGCCCATTCCGATGTCTCCGAGGTAGTAGCGGTGTCCACCGAGGGTTCCGGTGAATATCCATAGGATCCAGGCGATAGCGGAGGTTTTTTGGCGTCTTCGTATTGCATGGTGGCCCGTGAGAGGGCGGATGAGTCTGTGGTGGGTTGGTTGGGGAAGGTTATTGTGGTTGCCTTTCTTTGTGGTGTGTTGCCCATATGTTGACCAGGTGCACGGTGACGCCTAGTTCTAGGGCGATTGCTCCTGGGCAGGAACCGTGGATGAGTTCGGCATCCATGTATTCGTCCCGACCTATAAGTAGGTTAGCAGCCCAAGTGTCGGCTTCGCGTTCTTGACGTTCTTTAAACCATCCTTCGGCTTTGCTGTCGTGTCCGCAGAAGGCGTGGCCTAGTTCGTGGGCAAGTGTGCAGCGGTAAGCAATTGGGTGAAGGTTGTTTCTTAGGCTGATGGTGTGGGTGTCGCTGTACCAGCGTCCTTTGTTGCCGCCGGTGTGGGTGGTGATGGTGATGTTGTGGGTTGTGGCGAGGGTTTCGAGGTTAGGGGCCGTCAAAGTAGTCATCATCTCCTGGCATTGGTTCGTCTGGTGAGTTGTCGGCGACGTAGGGGAGGTCGTCGTGTGTGGTGTCATCGTAGGTGGGGGGTGGGACATTTTTGGATGCTTTTCTTTTACGTAGTTCTTCAAGCTCGTCTGCCTTGGTAGCGGGGTTGAGCCGACGTGCAAGTTCGAGCGCAAGCTCCCCATCTTCAGCTGTCTCGAGGAGTTGTCCATCGTCATCAAGAAAATCGACTGCTTCTTGGTAAGTAATTTTTCCCAATTCAACAAGCGCGTGGATGGGGGACAAACCGAGGCTGCGGGAGATATCTATTAGCTCGTCTGCGCTAAGTCCGTTGGTGAGTTTCGTGGTGGCTGTGCGGCGGGATACATCGAGTATTTCTGCGATCTCTACGGCGGTGATTCGCCGCTTTGCCATTGAGCTAAACCATGCTCTTTCGTCGGTCATGACGCACACCTTAATGGGTAATTTTTTACCCGTCAAGCGGTATATAACCTGCATGTTTGAGAAAAGAAATTAAACAAATAGTGGAAAGAACTTGCGCAAAGTTTGATAGATGAGCTAGATTCTTCCCATAGCAACAAACAAGGAGGTGAAACGAGCATGTTTCTTCTCGGTCTTGACGAGATTGACCGTGTTAAACGCGCACACGGCTTACAAGCGCTTACGGACCTAGAACGAGAAACAGGAGTTACTCGCAAAACATGGCGAGAAGCAATGAGAACACGAGGGCCGAAACCAGTCGTATTACAAGCATTAGCGCGGCTCGGGGCACGTCCCAACAAAATCTTAATTTCAGACGAGCAAATCGTAGCCGTAGCAGCATAACAAAAAGACCCCTCGCGGGAACGAGGGGTAAGGAGCTTCAAAGGAGAAGCAAAAATGAACCAGTTAGTAACTATACCAGTTCCGAGTACTGATGCGGAACTTAAGGCTGTTCAGGCCGAGGATGGCAAAAGATGGGTGGCCGTCCGACCAATCTGCGACGCTCTCGGTATCGACAGTAAAGCACAGCGTCGCAAGCTTCATGACAAGTCGTGGGCAGTTGGGGTCATGATGACCTCAACTGGTGCTGATGGAAAGAACTACGAGATGTTCATGGTTGATCGTCGGACGCTCACGATGTGGCTGGCAACCATCGACACGAATCGTGTCGCTCTGGAAGCGCGCCCCACACTTGAGGCCTTTCAGAACGAGGCAGCGGACGCCCTGGACAACTATTTCCACAACGGTGGTGCAATCAATCCTCGGGCTACTGAGCACCAACAAAAAGCATTGATGTTTGAGCTGCGCTCACAAATGGAGCTCGCCCAGGCAGCGAAAGGTCTCATCCACCAAGACTTCCTGGAGGCGAAAGCCCGCATCATCCTTGCTCGAGGTATGGGTGAGGCCCCGCAGCTGGATTCAGTGAGGAAGCTGTTGTATGTGCAGGAATTCCTGAAAGGGAAAGGCTTATCGAAGAAACAGATGTCGGCGACGGCCCCTGTTTTCGGTAAGCGTCTGAAAGCTGCGTGGACGGAGGCTCATGGTGTTGTCCCTCAGAAGGCTCCGGTTGAGTTGCCGAATGGGCGAATTATTGAGGCGTATGGGTACACGGAGGCTGATCGGCCGTTGATGGAAAGCATTTGGGATATCCATTATGCGGTGTAAAAGGAAGCCCCTCGTAGGAACGAGGGGCCGGAGTTCCGGAGGAGGAACAAACATGGAGGAGTTAGTTATTTCCCACGATGGAGAACTAACGACAACCGATTTCACAATAGCAGAAGGAATTGGAATAAAACACCGGAGAGTCCGTGAGTTGATTCAGGGTAATTTGGCGGGCTTTGAAGAGTTCGGAGGTCGTTCACAAAAGTATGCGGTGTTTCAACCGTGGGCAGTCGATGTCGTTGATGGTATTGCCGCATATGAAAACCCCCCGCATGGAGCGAGGGGCGAAACCAACCGACAAAAGATAGTACATGAGTAACTTGTCCACAGCAAATCCGTTTCATCGGCAGGCATACAGACTGTTCAAATCGACGGAAAGTCAACCGTGCCCCGGAGGGGATTCTCATTGAGTACGAGATTGTGCCGAAGGTGTTTAAAACAGTGCTGGCGGAGATCCTGGACTGGCAAAAGAATCCCGGGATTCGGGCACTTCGGCGGAGTTGTTGCCGAGGGTAAGGGCCTATAGGTATGCCGCATCTGATGATGAGCGAGTTGCGCTGCACCTGCCCCAGGGGACTGAGGTTGTGGATGTCACGGTGGGGGAGGCGCAGCAATTGGCGGGTAGGTTAGCCGAGCTCGCGGGCTAATTGGAGGGCGATTCGTTCAATCTGTCGCGCTAGATCCGTGGTGTTGTCTTCGCCGTTTTGGATCTTCCGTGCCAGGGAAGCGAGGTTAGCCGGGGTGCATAAAAGAAAGCTCCCCGCGTGGGGCGAGGGGCTCAAGAGAATTACAACAAAGAAAGGATATCACATGAGCGCGAAGAAGGTAATTGCCCGCGAAGCGTATTCGGTAGCGGAGGTGGCGGGGATCAGTGGCATCCCTAAGACAACGCTGTATAGGCAGGTGCGTGAGGGTCGGTGCCCTGAGTTGAGGCCGGTTCGGTGTGGGACGCGGACGGTGTTTCCTAGGTCTCATATTGACAAGCTTTTTGGGATTGATAGTCGGTCCGTGTAGCTCAGCAGTGAGAGGTGAACTCTGCCTACCTCATTGCGTCGATGTGGCGGGTGGCACTCATGTGGTCGTCTTTTGAGTGAGAGATATGACGTAGTCAAAAAATACGTCACGGTGACAAAACAATCTCGTATTCATATTTCCACCAACACCTAAGACAGAAGAAAATCATGAAAAGAAAGAAGGAAAAATGGTCACAATAATCGCAGCAATCATCGCCGCCACCTCAGCCATAGGCACGGTAGTGGCCACCGTATGGGAGTTCAAGCAGGAACATGACCGCGCCACTGACGCGGATCCGTCTCCGAAGGACGACGCCACTGAACAACAATCTGGCGATCACACCCCATGACGGCCTCATATCTGAACTGCACTTCCTCGCCGGGGCCAAGAGTGCCCACCTGGTGGGCTTTCTCGTGATCCATGGGGGTCAGTAGCGAATGTTCATGACTTTTGAGGTTAGCCCGAATGGTTACTGCGCGGTTCGATTCCGTGTCCGGGCACAAGGGCCTATATGGCCCCGCGATATATGACAAAAGCATAGTGAATAGCCCTGTGGGATACGGGGGTCGAGCGCTGGTTCGCAGATGCGCGATGACGCCCCTACACCTGCCATTGGCGACGGTCGTGGTGGAGGCAACGACGCAGGGTGTTAACAAAAAGTGTTTTGGGGTGGGGCTGGTTGTTCGTGCAACAAAGGCGTTGTGGGGTTCGATTCCTCACCCACCCGTAGAGAAGGAGGGGTGTTTGTTTCCTTCTTTTTTATGAGGAGGCCCCGCGCTGTGTGTTTTGGCTATCAGAGCGCGGGGTCTTGGAGTCACAGACCAACAAATAGGAGCCTGCTATGGAAATGATACACGACATGTCGCACAGTGTGCCACCTGGTGGTGAGGTAATGACTCGTGATGAGGAAGTTCTTAAGTCGATGGTGGACCACCCGGCTGGGCGACGTATCCGCAGTGATGGCGATGAGTTGGATATGGCGTTGATTGATATGGCGAATGAGGCCTACGAGGACAACCGGGGGCGTTTCCGCTGGTCGTGGGGGCTTGTTGGTCGTGCTGTGGTCGGTGTGGCAACTATTGCGGTTTTGTTTATTGATCTTATTTGGTTAGGGACGGTGAGCTAACAATGGCTGAAAAACAATGTAGTGTTCTGGAGTTTGATTCTGAACAGTCGTGGCTTGAGGTGAGGAAGCAGTATTTCACGGCGACGATGATGGCTGATTTGGCGACGGGTGGCCCGTCGGCTCGTGAGCGTGTGTATCAGGATCGGCGGGGTTTGAGCCGGCCGTTTGCGGGTAATGCGTATACGCAGTGGGGGCATGAGCGGGAACCGTTGTTGGTGGCGTGGGCTCGGGAGCGTGTGGATTCGCGGGTAGAGCATAACACTGGGTTGTATGTGTCGTCGGTGGTGGAAGCTGAAAGATGTGCCGGAGCGGTATATGTGGCAGATTCAGTGGCAGTTGCTGGTGACGGGGGCCCAGGCATGTGCCTTGGTGTTTGAGTATCACGAGGATTTTGAGCCTCGGGGTGTGGATTATTTTTTGATTCGCCCGGATCGGGAGATGCGGGAAAGGTTGTTGGCTTTGTTGGCTCGGCAGAAGGATTTTGAGGCCGAGCATGTGGATGCTCAGTTGCCTGAGTTTTTTGCGGATCGTGTTCGGGAGTTGTCGGAGTTGAAGGGGCAGGCTCGTGAGTTGGAGGATCGGTTGAAGGCTGAGATCCGGGAGTTTACGGGTGGGGAGGATTTCAGTTATTCGGATGATCAGGTGCAGGTGTCGTTGTCGACGCCGAAGCCGTCGGCTCGGTTTGATACGTCGGGGTTTAGGAAGGCGGAGCCGGAGTTGTATGAGCGGTTTGTGAAGCCGGGTAAGGCTCCGACTCAGCGGGTCACGTTGAAGTGGAAGGGGGCTGCGTAATGGCCAAGATAGATTTATCTCAGTATGAGCCTGTTGAGGAACGCATACTGCGGTTTAGGAAGGATCATCCGAATTTCCGGTGTTTGACTGAGATGTCTCATGAGGGGGATGTTGGTCAGACTCGGTGGATTATTAAGGCCAGTATTTGGCGTGATGCTGAGAGTACGGGGATGCCTGATGCTACAGGTTATGCGTTTGAGATTGATGGTGCTGGTATGTCTCAGCGGACGGCGGCGTTGGAGACGTGTGAGACGTCGGCTATTGGTCGGGCGTTGGCGAACCTGGGGTATGGGGGTAATCGGCGTGTGACTCGTGAGGAGATGCGGAAGGTGAAGCGTGATGAGGAGCGGGGGGTTATTGTTGCTCGGTTGAAGGGGGTGGCTGATGTGGGTGCTCTGCAGGCGTTGTGGGAGGACGCGAAGGCTGCTGAGGTGACTGATCGGTCGTTGTGGCAGGCGTTTAAGAAGCGCACGGAGGAGTTGGAGGGTGGTGGTTCTGGTGAGTGACTCTATGCCGTTGAATCCGGTTCAGATTGAGCGGGAGATTAGTGAGGCGGTGACTCAGATTTCTAGGTCGATTCGTCCGGTGAGTGAGGCGTATAACGCGTGGCAGAAGGCGGAGCTTGATTTTAAGGCTGCGTTTGCCAGGGCGTTTCTTGATGCGGAGGGGCCGATGGAGGAGCGTAAGCAGAGGGCTGTGGCTGGCACGGTGGGGGAGGCGTTGGCGGCGCGTGTTGCTGAGGGGGAGTATAAGCGTTTGTTGGATTTTCAGCGGTCGTTTCGTGACCAGTTGTCGGCGTTGCAGTCGGTGCAGAAGTCGGTGAATGCGGCGTATCAGGCGGCGGGTCATGATGGGTAGAAAGAAGCGGATGCCTGAGGGGGTGGCCAGGGTTGTTGGTGGTCGGGCTGGTGGCCGGTGTGAGGCGATGGTGTTTCCGGTGTGTGCTGGTGGTGCTGAGCAGCTTCACCACCGGAAGTACAGGTCGCGGGGTGGTGAGCATACGGTAGCGAATCTGGTTTTTATTTGTAGGGCTTGTCATGAGTGGATTCATGCCCACCCGAGGGAGTCAGCACAGATTGGGTTGAGTGTGCATTCGTGGCAGGAGCCGGGGGAGGTTCCGGTGGCGTATCGGGGTCGTCCTGCTGTGTTGGATGATGCGGGCGGGGTGACCTACTCATACTTAGATGCTGCGTCTGATCTTTAGTTAATGGTTCTAGTAGCGGGTAATGAGCCTGTTAAAGTTGGTATCCATGCCGCCGAATATTAACAAAAAGAACTATCGTCTGGCAGATATGAGTACCAAGCCTGATGAAGCGGTGAGATATCCCGACCCAGACGAATCTACCGGCTTTATTGAAGACAGAGTCGACACGGCTGAGTTGGGGACAGTACTCTACATTCGGGAATGGAGAGGGAATGATGACATGGTGGAACAGTTTGCTCTGATGCTCAACGTCACCCCCGCTCATGCTGAATATAGTCGTTGTAAGGCACTCAAAGGTAGCCAAAAGAACTTTGAACAGGTTCGGCGCACTGATACGTGGCATAGTACTGTGCACAGTCACCAATATTTCATTGATTGTTTTGATTGTGACCGGCAGGTCCATGAGGCGCTAGCTGGGGGTGCACAGAAAGAGAAGTCTCGTCGCGTCGTGAACGGGATGTACCAAAAGCATTATAATGAGATGGTGTACAACCCTTCTTGTTACTTAGACCGTTGGAGGGCAGGTAAAGACTATGAATGAAAAGCAGAAGCGCCAGTACCGTGCGCGTATGGCTGTTGCCCAGTTGTTCCGCTTATTCCTGAACCACAACGGTGAGCGCTCCCGTCTGCTGGAACGTTTGGGAGTTGACGCCATGCCTGTAATCATTCCAGCGCTAGGGGATACGTTGGTGTCTCATGTGCGAGAAGCTGCTAGCCGCCATTTTGAGAACGGTGAGGACTTCGTTGTCGTTCCAGTTTGTTTGCCTGTCGGTGAGTCGAGGGATATTAAACTTTGCGTGTTGATCATTTCAACGCATGAGTCGGAGACTTTTTGGCATGTGGACTTGCGTGACCTGCACGATAGTGTCCAAATGTCACAAGTTATCGAGGCTTTGGATCCTGACAAAAAGTGGGATGTTGAAGAGCTCGACTCTCAGTGGCAACGAGAGTTAAAGGATTTAGCTGCTTCGGTTTAG